AAACCTAAGAACGCTTTAGGAACTCTTAGTGAAGTCAAAAGTTTCTTTTGTATATACTCAATATCTGCAATCTCAGATAGGTTTTGAGCACCAGGTAAAGTATCAATTGGATTAGGTGCGTTAGGGTCACGAACAGGAATAAAATAATCTTGGTCAACAGCCATCTGATTATATCTCAAATCAACGTTACCATTTGTTGAGTCCACAATCTGGTCTCTTTTAAACTTATTTGCAACTCTGTTTACGTATGGTTCAACATCTTTATCATCCATGTTACCGACAAAGACTTTAAACACCCTTCTTTCGGGTGCTCTTGATGTTCTATAGATTAACATCGCATCCTCAGAAAGGATAAGTTGTTTCCATATACGTCTACCTTTTTCTAACATAGAAGTACCGTAAGGAAGTTTTCTATCATCACCTAATAATCTAAAGTGAGCAATTTCCCACGTATTAAACTCCATGTCTTTATTTTGCCACAAGAACTTTAATGCGTCATTTTCAGTTTCCGTGGTATTTCTTTCAGGTTTAATTTTCATACCTCTTTCCTGACGAGTAATTTCTATGTTAGGTAATTGTTGAGCACCCATAATACCTTTTTCAGGGTCTAACTTTAGATATACAAAATTATCACCATACTTACACGTATTACGTGTCCACATAGGTAAGTTTGTATTAATATCTAATCTATTATTAAATAAGTCACCAAGTATTGATTTTATTCTTTTACTTTCAGAATAAATTTGTAAGATGTATCCATCTTCATCCGGTGTTGTTGACTCTTCTGAATATATGTCTAAAGCTGCAGAAATTTCAGGAGTATATTCCATACTCTCATAATCATAAAACGAAGCTAAACGAGTTGGTTCATAATAAACGGCTTGGGTGTATAGATTATTTTCAATCTTTTGCCATTGCTGACCCAAATAAAGAGTTTGTTGTGCTTGTAATTTCTCTCTTTCGTATTCTTTTTTATCGGGTGTTTTTAATATTTGTTTTTTGTCAAACTGATATACCGGTGCTTGTTGGTCTAAAGTAGAGTCAGGACCAAAAACCTTACCTAGTCTTTGCCAAATTGTATAATTATTATTCTGAGCCATCGTTTTTTAGATAAATATAATCTTTACTTAAATTAATTAAAGGTTATCTCCTCATACCACCAAACAACCATCCATAGTCTTCATAATCCTTTTTTGTATAACCATCAATACGTCTATGATGGTTTTGATTGTTCGGCATAACAGGTAAACCTGGATTAAAATCTCTTGTCGCATTTTTAACAGGAGTTTCATTAACCATCCAACTTTCCATCATTGCCTTGGTTTGTTCTGTAACTTTTTCAAGTTGTGTAAATGAATTTTCACCAACATAAATCGCCATGGCCATAGCCATTATAAGGTCATCATGTTGTCCCTTAATATGGTCAGGTCTTCCGTTTATATATACAAATGTATTTAATTCGTTTATCAAACGAGAAGAACGAACGATAAAGTTATGTCTTAATGCTTCTTCAAAAGATGCAACGATTTGAACACGTTTTGAATTAAAATTCAATCCTGGTATCTTTTCTATTGTTTTTGGATTGTATTTCCATTTGTCTGCTGCGTTTATACCATCAACATACAAATCCTTATAATTCATTTCCTGAAGTTTACGAGCGGTAGAAACCCCCATACCTCCAGTGATATCAATCACAATAAAAGCGGAATACATGGTTGCCCATTTAAACGCAACCTCAGCAGCGACATCAGGTGGTATCTTACCCAAATATTCTAATACCTGTTCCCGTTCGTCAAAGTCTATAATACAGAATGTGGTAAAGTCTTCACTATCACCACGAGAAACATCAATACCCATAATATATTTGTGACCCACCACAGGTTCTTTCCATTGCCATAACGCACCCCCCATAAATTTGTTTTCAGGTTCACGAATAAAGTTTTCCTTAATTTTTTCTACCGTATCAGAAGGAATAACATTATCACCTGAACCTAAGAAGTTACACTCCAATTCCTGAGCAATCTTACGCCTGTCAAACTTAAGTTTTTTACTCATACCTTCAAACCATGTGGAGTATGGTTTGTATCCGTCCAAGAAATGTGTTTTAATTTCGTCAAAATCCCGTTTCATCGGGTCAACCATAGAGTAGTCCAAAGTTATTTCTTCGTCCTTATAATCCTCTCTGTTTAACATATAATGAACGATATCATTACATTTAATCAGTTTCAAATCTTTTGCATAACGAGGGTCACGATACCAATACATCTCGGTAATCTTAAAGTCGTTCATACCTCGTAACGACTGGTCATAGATAGAATAATATATGGGGTCAAAACCGTTGGGGGTAGAAATTACAATAACTTTACCACCTGTAGAAAGTGATGCCATACATGCAGACCAAAAATCGTTATCTGCTTCAATAAACGCGGCCTCATCAAATACAAGTATCGTGGGGGTATATCCACGAAGGGCGTCCTTAGATGTTGCAACCGCTTTTACCTCACATCCGTTGGTTAACTTATAGTGCCGTTGTGAGTTCTTTTCATTAGAAAAGTTAACACCAAACCATGACGGCCATTGTTCAATAAACGCTCTTATCTTACTTGCCATCTCCACAGAGGTGTCAAGTTTGTTGGCGATGATAAGGATTTTTTCAGGTTTTGATTTGGATGCGGTAACAAGTTTTTTGGATATCCATGCCGAAGTTACTGTTGATACACCTGCCTGACGGTATTTAAGTGCGATATTTTCTTCGTGAGTATCGTAGTCTTTTATTAAACTTTCTTGGTCAGGAAACAACTCCAAAGGAACATACTTAGACTGAGTATTATCGTATGTTTGTAGATATGTCTTTAACGCATACGAGGTGTCTTTTACACACCTCGCATACTCTAATAATACTTTCTCTTTTGTTAACGCCATATAGACATTATAATAGTTTTTTATGTCTATTAAAGACCCAAGTCACTCAAATCAATATCATCAATATTGAAATCGTCGTCATCATCGTCATCACCATATTGAGACATTGCATCGTCATACTCTTGTTGTTTTAATTCAGAGATGATATCGTTCACCATTCTTTCTAAGATTTTTTTACCTTGTGGTGAACCTGACAAAATTAAACGAGCCACCTCAAAGAATTCATCTGTAGATAAAGCTGAAAAACGAGAGAACAAATAGTTTTGAATTTCTCTCATATCGTCTTCATACAACTTTTCAGGGTACGCTTCGGTGAACTTTCTCCAAATAACGGGACCCAATCTCAAATCCCAAACCTCGTATGGTAAGGTATCAGTTTGACCCACAACCATTTCAGAAGCTCTTGGGTCGTCAGGTAATCCATGTGTACCCATCACCTCATAAACACCCTTAATCAATTCGTGAACCAATACAGGAAAGAACAAACCTTTTGCTCTAATAGTTGGAGGGTCTGTAGTATCATCAATTTCTTCAGAACCTTGTACTCCTTCTCCACTACCCGCAGCGCTCATAACCATTTGGTCAGGCATAATCCAATACAACAAATCGTTGATGGACATCAATACACCGTACAAGTTAATCAACTCAGGATTAATTGTATTTAATTGCTCCTCAACCAAGTGGAACATATAGTGACCTTTTTTAGACGCTCCTTGAATAAGAGAATTAATAAATCTTCTCTTAGCCTTTTCCATATCAAACTTTTCAAAAGCTGCCATGAAGTTTTCCAAATCATCTTCAGCTTCGTCTGAATTAACGCCAAACTGTTGTTGCACTTCCTCGTCGTCAAGTTCTTCAGGTTCAGAAATCATTTTAGATGTATCAATCTGACCCGGCATAGATGTTAATTCAACATCGTATTGAAAAGCGTCGCCAGGGAGAGATAACTCCTGTTTTACCAAATCAACCGCAAGTTGTTCCAAAAAACCCTCGTTATTTGACTCAATAGCTTTTGCTTTTTGTACCGCACCCATCAAGGACATTTGTAATTGCATAAGAGCATTTTGACCCGATATGTTTTCCATACCAGTGTATCTCTTAACTTTTTCTACAACTTCCTTAAATCTTTCTGACGCAACTAATTCGGCAAATGAGTTATCAAACTCGTCTTCGTCTTTACCAGGAAAAGCTGGGTTATCTGAAAGTGGAGTTTCTCCACTTGAAATTTTTCTTTCTATTTCTCTATCCATTCTTTCAGGACCATCGTACTGAATTTGTTCTTGTACGGCTTTTCGTATTTTTTTCTTTAAATCACTCATCTCTAAACTTGATATTTAAGTTGTTAAATTTAAGGAATTCTGGTAATCCTCCCTCATCACCCGCTTTAGGTTTTGGATTACTACCCGGTTTAGTCCTATAAGGACTAAATCTTTCAGGTTTTGTCCCTGGGTCGACTTTGGGTTGCGCGGGTTTGACCTCTGTACCTGCTTTAGGTTTTGGATTACTACCTGGTTTAGTTCTATAAGGACTAAATCTTTCAGGTTTTGTCCCTGGGTCGACTTTGGGTTGTGCAGGTGCAATCTTAGGTTCTTCTGAAAGAATATCTTTTTTAGTTATCACTTTTCCTTGAGTTTTCTTAATCAAAGATACGATACTTTCTTCAATTTGTCTAATCTTTTCTTCTTTACTCACTTTTTCAGGTAAAGATTTGAAGTCTTTTGTGTCATCGGAAAACTCTTTAGCCATTTTACACCACTTTGATTTTGGTCCCTCTTCCTCACACTTAGCATAAAATAATCTTTGTTGTGATTTCGACTCAAATTTCTCATCAACTTCACCCTCAAACATACCTAATGTAGTAATCGGTGTTTTCATTTTTTTCTTAGGTTTACCAAATAAAGCTTCCAAAACTTCATCTTCATTTATATCACCAAAAAAATCTTCATTCATACCATCGTTGGCATTCATATTATCAGAAGGACCATCGTCATTCCCTACACTGTTACCAGCATATGGGTCGTACCCACTTTCCTTTTCAACAGAGTTGTCCAAATCGTCATCTTCGGTGACCTCAATTGTTGACCCATCAGGTAAATCGTTTTTAACAACATCTTTTAATTTTTCGGCAGGTACACGAACAACCATCTCTTTCACCAATCTGTTATATAACATATTAATATGTGTGTCAGACATTTTCTTAATCGTATCATAAGAAAACCCCTCCTCCAATAAGGATACTATTTTTTTTTCTCTGTTAGTCATGTGTCACAAAACTTTTTTCGTATGAAAGGACAATGTCTCTCTCATATAATTTATCTTCTACGGACTTTACAGACTCACCATATCTGAAAACCAACCTCTTGTAGTTTTCGTCAACAACAAACTCTGAATCTGATTTTTCCCAACCCAACGCAATAACATCTTCAACTGCGTCATAAACAGAAAAAAAGTCTGAGTTTTGAACTAAGTGTAACTCAATATCTGAGTTTCTCAAAACACCGACTTTCTTAATGTATTCAATATTAGGGGGTGATGGTCGACCTGAAGCTGGTTCAGCGTCCCACTCATCACCCCATACTTCTTCTACGTCAGAGAATATAAACTCATAGATATTATCTCCCTTATAATTGGGACCTAACTCATTGACGTAGATTAATCTCATAATAATTCACCCTTTGTAGAAACTTTCAATTGCTTTCCGTCTATCTCAAAGACCAAGTTGTTTTTATTTGTTTTTCCTAAAAACTTTGTGTTTTTGTTTTCTTTCATCAAAAATTCTGAAGTTAATTCTTGCTCAAAAGTTTCTGACATTTCTTTAATTTCAGATTTTACTTTTACTTTTTGAACTTTTTCTGTGATAAACTTCTTTACATTTTTTGAGTCAGTTTCTTTCTTTTCTTCTTCAGTAATCACAAAATACTTTGATAAAACTTTATCTACTTTAGATTCCGCAAAAACCTCATCCAATACGGTATCAATAGGTGAGTTACCCTTTCTTCTACGTAGTTTAATAGGACCCATTTCTGCGTATTTATCATACAAATCAGGTCTTTCTCTACTAAATACTTTTTGGTTGTCAGGTAATATACCTAATAATTTTTCAAAGTCATCGGGACCAAATTCTTCATCGTCTTCATATTCAAAATCAAACTCCCCACCATAAGGTCTATCAAACTCATCCATCCACTGACCATCATAAGGATTTTGTAAGTACATACTACCCTCAGATAATTCTTCATCTGCAGATGATTCATCACCCAAATCCAAATCTAAGTCCAAGTCTTCTTCACTACCCGCTTCCATATCCACATCACCCTCTAAGTTATCGTAGTCTATTTCTTCCTCTTCAAAATTTTCCAAAATTTCTTCCAAGTCTTCTTCAGTTAGATTCTCCAAATTAACTGCAGAGATAACAGAATTTAAGACATATTTAATATCTTCAGAATCCATACCTTCTGTTTTATCTAATGTTCTGATTTTTTGACCTAATTTACCTGTTAATTTTTGAATTGTTTTAAATGATACATCTTCATCATCTTCACCTTCAGGTGCTTCATCTCCCATATCTAAATCTAAATCCAATTCTTCATCACCACCTTCAGGTGTCTCTAAGTCTAAATCCAAATCTAAATCTTCTCCACCTGTTTCAGGCGCGGGTTCAGGTGCAGGTGCTGGAGGTGGAACATCTCCACCCATATCACTCATTCCTGCCTCCGCAGATTTTGGTGTCTTAAGTACAAACTTTTTTTGTTCACCTATTAGATTTATATTTTCAGTTTGTTCATGAATTCGGTTTAATTCTCCCGCCAATAAATTAATTTTTTTCATCGCCTGAGAATAAGACTTATGATATTTTCTATTTTTCATAGGTTCGATGTAATCTAACTCAGATTCATTAATTCCTTTTTTAACGATATAACCGTTTTTTTCATTAACAATTCCATAGTAATTACCATCAGCCAATTGTATTGTATAATCTGACTTACTTTCATTTAAATTTTGTGAAGGCTCATTATAACGAGCGATTTCAAGGATACGATTAATTTTATCCATTCCTTGTAATTTTTCACTACCTAAAGGTCTTAAATCTGCCATATTTTTGTTTTTAAAATTCGTTTAACTATTTAATCCTGCACCACCTAATCTTACAGAGCGACACTGTATTGATTCAACAATTGTAGTGCCTGATGCTGATTCACTATATTCATATGAATTCATTATTGGATGAATTGTAGGAGTGTCTCCAGAGAATAATTTATATTCGGTCGCGTCTGTACAAGCCGTTATTGCCATTGTGATATTTTCTTAATAAATATGCATTAAATACATAATTTTCTATTTTATGTACTTATGTGTTTATTTTTTCTTGTATAGATAAGGTTTTATCAATAATTTCATTTTTATTATCAAATAATTTTTGTATATAATTATTACGTCTTAAAAATTTAAAAACCAAATTTTCATAGGAGTATTCTCCACCTCTTTCTAACCCACTACTTCTGAACTTTTTGATTTTATCCTTAACTATATCTAACTTATTTATTGAAGACTCCAAATCTTTTTCTCCTTCTATATCTTCAATTGTGGAGTCAATAATATCCATCCAGTTCTGTGCTTTTGTTTCTATCTTATCTCTATCAATTTCTACCTTTTCAGGTTTTGGTTGAGTTAACCACTCATCATATAAAACAGAATAAACACCTGTGGACATATGTGGCTCACTCATATCTTGAACATAAGTCTCAACCTCATATCCTTTAACTGTTATGTCGTGTTGAGAATTAAATACCGTTCTTTTTAAGTTAAATAATTCTTTAAATAATTCTTCCTGTTCGCCCGACTCCTTAAAGTCATATATTATATGTAAGTCTATATCAGAAAATTCAGACCAGTTAAAATTAGCTAAAGAACCTGTCATGGTTACATCCTGAACAAAAATATCAAAACCTAAGAATTCAATAAAATTATTTGCAATATCCAAAAGACCATCACGAATAACTCCCTTCATTTTTGAGTTTTCCACATCGTCATGGTTTTCCCAAATTTCAGGATTTAGTGTATCTTTAACATAGAAAGAACTAATTATTTTATTTTCCTTCTCCATCAATTTCTAATTTCTTATAAATATACTTTTTAGCAATCTCTTTACTAAAATAACTACCCTGAGATTCCGCCATTCTAAACTTGGTGTAGATAGAATGAGGAACTTCTTCATATTCATACTGTGCACCGTTTTTAAAAGTTGCAATCAACTTTTTTGTGGAAGTATCATATTCAGTTTTCTGAACTGTCGATGACTCAATCTCACAGATTATCTTCTTACCTATTATTCTTTCTGATTTTATACTCATTATACACCTACTGTTATTTCTTTTTTACTATTACCTAAATTAAGAAATCTAGGAGTGATGCTCACTATTTTTAACCTATTATCATCATTAGTTGATGCCAAAGTTACATCTGTTTTCGTTGTTGTGGTACTCCCGTCATCATTATTGGTGACTTTAGTTTCAGGTGATGTTGGTCCCTCTATATCTTTTATTTTATTACTTCTGGCAATAGTATCAGATTGAGATGAATTAACTCCAATACCATAGTAGAACCTTACACCATCGATATCAAAATACCCGTTTCTGGTATTAGCGGTTAAAGTATCAAAGTCAACTGCATAACTTTTATCATTATATTCTATTGTGAAATTTTGAGGTTTTGATGACGTATCTGATTTATCACCTTCACCGAAAAATGACTCAGGTATTTCTTCGTTTGGTATTTTGTAAGTTGCAATATTATTTTTTGTCCCTTGGTAATAATCTGGTTTATTTGGGTCGTTTAGTAACTTACTCAACCCTAAATTTTCTAAGGCAATATTTAAATTAAAATGTCCGTTTACTGCGCCTTTAGTGTCATAGTAAAATTCGGTGTGATTAGAACCTCTTTTATAGGTAATATCTATAGTTTCACCATTAGGTCTTTCATATGATAATTCACCCTCTTCGGACGAATTATTAAACAAATTCTTTACGAATTCTTTACCCTTATTGAAACCCTGTCTTATAGCAGTTCCGAGTTGCTCATCAACCTCAGATTCATTCAAACCCATAAGTTCACGATTTCTTTTTACTTCATTTAAAATCTTTTTATTCATAATAGTTTTTACTATAAATACTATAATAAACAAAAAACCCCTCACTTTCAATGAGGGGTTGTTTTTTACGACTTCAACTTATTCAGTTTGTCTCGTAGTTTGATTGCGGATTCAAAATCTTGTTTGTTTACCGCTTCGTCTAATTTTAATTGGATTTCATCAATCTTTTCTTTATTAGACTCAATATTTTTGATTTGGTCTCTTAGTTTAGCGGCTGTTTCATAATCCTGTTTTTCAACAGCATTTTTTAATTCACGTTCTAACACACTAATTTCATTTGATTTTTCTTTTGGTGTGTTTCCGTTATAACGGTATATAGATGTAATTTGATATGTTCCATCATCTGATGTAAAGGTTTCTTTTGTCCAAGTACCATCTTCATCATCACCTGATTCTACATTCTTTTTACCTCTAACCATTAATGGATTAGAACCATAAGAGTTAAATCCGTCAAATAATGAGTCAAACTCAGAAAACAAGTCGTTAAAATTAAATCTTCTACGTAACATTTTTTGTATTTTTTATTTAAGTTTATTAATTTTACACTCATATTATCAATACCATGCCAAATCAAAAAATATTATGTTTAACTGACATTCTGTCAGATAAGTTTAAAACAAACTGACACAAAGTCAAACCTTGATTTAATGGTATAATCTTTACTATATTTGTAACAAATAATTTTATAACTATGATAGAATCAGTAGACCCAAATGAAAAAAGTGGTGGAGGAAAGAAAAAAGAATCAAGTAATTCAAGAACTCCTGTTCTTGATAACTTCTCTCGTGATTTAATTAAACTTGCGTCAGAAGGTAGGTTAGACCCCGTTATCGGTAGAGATGACGAAATAAAAAGAATTGCACAAGTTCTTTCTCGTAGAAAGAAAAATAATCCTATTATTATAGGTGAACCTGGATGTGGAAAAACAGCAATAGTTGAAGGACTCGCTATGAAAATATTTGAGGGTGACTGTCCTCAAAATCTGTGTGATAAACGAATTGTATCGTTGGAGATGACTTCAATTGTTGCGGGAACAAAATATCGTGGACAATTTGAAGAGCGTATGAAAGTTATTTTGGACGAACTTCAAGATAATCATGATATTATCGTGTTTATTGATGAAATCCATACCATTATTGGTGCAGGTAATTCATCGGGTTCATTGGATGCGTCCAATATCTTTAAACCCGCGCTTGCTCGTGGTGAGCTACAATGTATCGGAGCAACCACTCTTGACGAATATCGAGAGAATATTGAAAAAGATGGTGCTTTAGAACGTAGATTCCAAAAGGTAATGGTTGACGGTTCAAGTCCTGAAGAGACTTTGGAAATTTTAAAAAACCTTAAAGAACGTTATGAAGACCACCATAAAGTAAATTATTCCGATGAGTCATTAGAAGCTTGTGTTACTTTGGCAGATAGGTACGTTACGGATAGAGAGTTTCCTGATAAGGCAATTGATATTATGGACGAGGTAGGTGCTCGTGCACAAATTAATGTAAAACTTCCTGAAATTATTGAAGAGTTGAGACAAGAGGCAAACCTCATAAAAGAACAAAAATTACAAGTAGTTAAAAGTCAAAAATATGAGGAAGCGGCACAACTTAGAGATAAGGAGCGTAAACTTATTGAAAAACTTGAATCGGAAAAGATAAAGTTTGAAAAAGAAAAAAATACCAAAAGGAAGGACATTACAGAAGATATGGTTTTTGAAGTTGTATCACTTATGACTAAAATTCCTTTATCACGTCTTACCACTGATGATAAAGAATCATTACTTGATTTGGAAACCAATCTCAACAGTTCGGTAATCGGTCAAGAAGACGCAGTAAAGACTATTTCAAAAGCCATCAGAAGAAACCGAGTGGGAATTAAGGACCCAAATCGTCCAATCGGTTCATTTATTTTCTTAGGTTCAACAGGTATCGGTAAGACTCACTTAGCCAAACAACTGGCAAAAGAAATTTTTGGTGATGAAGATGCATTAATCAGGGTTGATATGTCGGAATACCAAGAAAAGTTCTCAATGAGTCGTTTAATTGGTTCACCTCCAGGTTATGTAGGATATGAAAAAGGAGGTCAACTTACTGAAGCGGTTAAAAACAAACCATATTCTGTGGTATTGTTTGATGAGATTGAAAAAGCAAACAAAGACATTTTTTCACTTCTTCTTCAAATGATGGACGATGGTCACCTAACAGATTCTTTTGGTAGAAAGATTAACTTTAGAAACTGTCTGATTATTATGACCTCAAACTTGGGTGTTAAAAAACTTCAAGATTTTGGTACAGGATTAGGATTTGATACCAAATCAAGTATGTCCAATAACGAGGAGATGAAGAAGGCTCTTTTACAAAAGGAATTAAAAAACCATTTTACTCCTGAGTTTTTGAATCGTGTTGATGAAGTGGTTGTATTTAATCCACTTCGTGAAAATGAGGTTGAAAAAATCGTTGAGATTGAATTACTTAAATTAGAAAAACGTTTGGTTAAGATGGGGTACAAAATTACGATTGACCCCAAAGTCAAAAAGTTCTTGTCCGAAGTAGGATTTGATGAAAAATATGGTGCCCGTCCTATCAAACGAGCAATTCAAGAAAAAATTGAAGACCTTATTTCTGAAGAAGTTTTGAAAGGTAATATCGTAGAGGGTAAACCTTGTAAACTTAGGATGAAAGGAACTGAAGAAGTTGTTTTATCAAAAGGGAGAAGTTAATTCTCCCTTTTTATTTGTTTATTTAAAAATATTTACATATATTTGTATACAAATCAATAAACAAATGAATAACGCTCAACTTACTCGTCTCAAAGAAGTACTCTCAGTACCTACCAAAACTTATAAGGAAGATGGTATGGTTGAATTTATCTGTAAAACTCTTGATAATATCGATGAGGTCAGTTATTATACTGATGAGATGAACAATGTGTATGCTACTAAGGGTCATCTACCCGAAGGTCAGTATTATCCAATGTTCATCGCTCATACTGACACAGTTCATGAGTTGGTTGAGCAGATTGTTGTTGAAGAAGAGATGCTCGAAAAACCCCCTACCTTTGGTCGAACGTTTACAGAAGAACTTTACTTGAGTTTGAAAGGTTACACTCCACAGGGAGTTCCAACGGGAATCGGTGGTGATGATAAATGTGGGGTTTTTCTTGCTCTCGAACTCCTTCGTTCTCTTGAGTTTGTTAAGGTAGGACTTTTCGTATCTGAAGAAACGGGATGTCATGGTTCTCGTGAATGTGATGTTGAGTTCCTCAAAGACGTGGGTTACGCTGTTCAGTTTGACGCACCTGGTAATCACTTGGTTACCGAAGTATGTTCAGGTATCCGTTTGTACGAGCAAGGTGGTGAGTTCATCAATCGCATTCTTCCTGTGTTTGAGGAGACTATGGGAGTCTCGGCGTACCAACAGTCACATCCTTATACTGATGTTTCTCAGGTTAAACTAAAGGGTGACTTCTCTTGTATCAACTTCTCTTGTGGTTACTACAACATGCACACCGCAAATGAGTTTGTTGTGATTGATGATGTGGAAGACTCGTTTAACCTTGCTATGGGTATCGTTAAGGAACTCGGTTGTAACAAGTTTGGTTATGTCTATGAACGACCGACTTATCAACACTACAGTCAAGGTAATTTGTTTGACACCAATTACGACGATGATGATTTGTATGATGATGATTACGAATACAAGTCATCCGAATGGGACGAAAGTAAAAATCACTACTTTCACATTGAAGAGGACAGTATTGAAATTGAGTCCAAAGAAACTGGTGATGTAATTAAGTTGGACATGCAAGATATGGCTAGTCTTTACCTACTTATCCGAGAGCGTTTGTTGGAAAACGAGGAGATTTAAAAAAGGTCAAAAAGTGTGTAGTTGGTTAACAGTTTAATTATTGTTTCCAACTTCGCACTTCCTTTTTTTTCTTCGTCATCCTTAACTAATGTGAATTTAACTTTATTTGTTTTTGGGTCCACACCGTTAAACAATATCATAGTCTCTTCGTCCGCACTTTTTATTTTGTGGGGGGTATTAAAACCAAATTTGTTTTCAATATAGTTACTAATTCTTTTGTATTGTTTTGAATCCAATACCAAACTATCATCTGACTCAACTCTATCCAATTCTTTTTCTAACGCCTTTTCCATATCATTATCGAAATAATGTCTAAACTCATCTTCATCACGATATACATCGGACATTTCATAAGGGTATTCATTTAATTCTAAATTACCTAAAACTTGGTTTTCTAATACCTGTTCTATTGGGAAGTTTTTGTTTGATTCCAAATCGTCTTCATAAAACTCCAATAACTTGTCTACCGATATTTCATATTGCTCAAAACAATCTGAGTCTTCCATCTTTTTTAAACCGATGTCTTCATATATGTCACATATATCACTTTCTAAATAATCAAGAAAACCTCTATGTGTTGCCCTGTCTTCAGCCTCACTATATGCGTAACTAAATGATACATATAAGTCAGGTAAATTATCCTTTATAAAATCTGCAACTTTTTCTAAATCATCCCTTTTTATATCATTACCTTCAAAACTTGATAATAACTGTGGCTCTAATATTTCAATAATCGCCTTTAATGTATCTATTTGTTCTGATGTTAAAGAATATAATGGATATCCTTCTGACATATCATCATCAAACTTACTTGTGTCGTAAAAGAAATCTCCGTTTGGGTTCTGATACATCCAGTTATAATAACCTAATGCGTCATCTCCAACCTCATCTCTAAAGAAACCTAAGTAGGACTCAATCTCACCTTTAAAGTTAAACACTGCCTTATCACCAATAAACCTATCAAAATAATCCGAATTCAAAGCTTCGTACATTCCGAGTTTAGGGTTTTGTTTTACCTTCTTTAATGTTTCGTAATCATCAGATTTATTAATTAACTCAAGAATTTTTTCTTTAATCGGTTCAAATCTCTCCAATAAGAAATTTAATGTCTCTCCTTGGTCTTGTTGGTTATATATCTCATAAGCACCTTTTCCGTGAGGAACAAGTAATGCCATTTTACCATAAGTACGGTTGTTTGATTTTTTATCTAAGATATAATATAACTTACCTCGTGATGTGTATTTGTTAAAGTAATCGTCGTTATCTTTTGTTGTAGTACACCATGTCGTGTTAGCACCATAATAACAAGATGACTTATGTGATAAAGGTCTAATAATTAAAAATCTATCATCTTCGTATATTCTTTCAGATTCTTTTTTAATTTGTTTTTCGTCATCAGCAACTTTTAAAAATTCATCGTATTGTTCGATAAAATAAAGTAAATCCTGTATGGTATCAAAAGAGTTGATGTCTTTTGGTTTTGACTTTATCTTGTTTTCGGTTTCTTCACTTGAAAAGTGTCCCTCCAACTCCAAAAAATTAAACATCTTTTCAACTTTTTCAGGTGATAACTGTTCAACGATATCATGATACATTTTAGCTCTTGTCCACGCGGTACTAGCAATTGTAATTGGTGGTCGGCTTTCAAAATTCCACGTAGGATTTTTAACTGTGTCTATAAACTTTTTAATACCCCACTCTGAATACTTCTTAGTAACACTAGGGTCATTATCTATAATTTTTTCTGCAAGTGATATTGCATCATCAGACAGACCCTCAAGTTGTGGTCTGAACTTATCTATAAGTCGTTCTTTTTTACCTTCGTTAAGTATCTGTATGATATTCATTAGTCGTATGCTGCACAAGGAATACCTCCACTACCCTTAAATATATTACCTCCACCTTCTTTAATTCTCCTAATTATTATCCTATTTCTTCCTCCACCGTCACCACCGGTTTTACTAATTATTTTTATACCCCACTCACCAAGTGTTGATGGTGGTTTTATAGACGGACCTTCCGGTTCGTCATAATTAAACTCTATGGCTAATTGTACTATACAAAACTTATATTGTTCATATTCATTAGATGACGTATGTGGTTCCATATTATTAAATGTTCTTTCTCCACTATCTTTAAATGAATTTGGTTCACCTCCTTCCATAGAAAATTTATTTGGTGATGGTGGATTTGGACCTGATGAACCGTCACCATTTCTACCGTCTGAATTTAAAATCACTTTGGCATTACCAATATCAGTAACTACAGAAGATAATTGATTTACAATGTAATCGTATACACTTTGTGCCCTCGCTTCTGATAACTGTTTAAAACTCATTTGTTCAGCTTGACCTGTGTTTCTATATCTCGATGCTGAAGTCCAAATAGTAAATGGATAGTTCTGTACTGAACCATCCACAGTTACTTTATTAGCAACTGAAACTCTACCTCCTGGGTAAGTCTTTTTAAATAGGTTAATATTTTGTATGACCTCATTAACCCAATCAATTACACCTTGACCAACTTGTGTTGAGTTATTTGGGAATGGTTCACCTTGAGTGGTTGGGTTTATGTTGGATTGAAACCTAACCGCCGGCATTGGTTCACCTTCAGTCCCTTCTTTGGTTTGTAAAGAACCTGGATTTAATTTTATTTTGTCAATATTTTTTCTACATTCACCCCAATCAGGACTGTTAGTATCATTTTTTTCAGGATATTTTTTGGTACACCATTCAGTAAAGTATTGTATAAAACCATCTTTAACTTCTTCTGTCATAGGTGGTACTTCCGCTCCTGATTGTCTTTTTTGTGAACCTGTAACTCTTTCACCAGCCTTATAGTCACCACTACTACAAGTTTTTAATGCGGATTCGTTGTAATCAGGATTTATAGAATCGTCACCTAAAGGGAAACCTGTTTTAGGTTGACCTAGTCTGTCTCCGTTTTGGTCTTCAATATTCCTTAATTCTTTAGAAGATGACCTGTATTGACTATCATCATTAAAATAACCTTTAGGTATATAGTTATAACTTGAATAAAAATATTGTCCTTCAACTCCTCTTTTACTTGTTACACTTTCGGGTAATTTATCTGATTTTAATTCACTTATTGGGAATCTATACTTAAAATAATATTTAGGACTACATACGAAGTCAGAACCCGCACTTTCCCAATATATTTTACTCTTTTCGTCTAAGAGACTAATAAATAATCTTTCACGAGTATCTGTTTGTTCTAATATGGTATTTAACCCCATGATTTCTCTCATACGGTTAACTTCGTTTAAAATATTTCTCTTCATTAGATATTTTTTTAATAAATAGTTTGTGTAAATAAAAAATAACACTATATTTGTAATTATGAAATACTTTATTACCCATATCTTAATTTGTCTTAGTTTAATTGTTCAAGCACAAACATTTACGTGGAACCCGCAACAATGTTATAAAATAGTTGGAAATGATACGATGCTAGTGGACTGTGATTTTGCTTGGCCAACCCCCGTATTTAATGGTAATGTTGACTCTTTATGTCTTGAAATGGAGAAACGATTTGTTGAGACTTTAAATGAGTGGAGACGAAATCATGGAATTCATGAATTGGAATATGACTATGATATGCAATCATTATTGACTGTACCATGGAATGAAAGTCAAGTACAATCAGGTAAGATTAGTCACGGTGAAGGTTATAACAGTTTTAAAAATAGAAGTAATAGAGCTGGTATTCGTGGTTGTGGTGAGTGTTGTGCCCATAATAGTAGGTCTGATGTGGGTGATACTTCACAATTTTTTATTCAGTATAAGGACAGTCCTCAACACTGGAAAATTCTAACCAGTGATGATTACAACTACATTGCGGTATCGGTACTATACGACAAAGAAAAAAATCGGTATTATTCAGTTGTAAATGTTAGAATGTAAGTTGTTTATTTAAATAAAAGTATTTATCTTTGTGGTGTTCTTTGAAAATATGGGGGCGTTTTTGGATTTGACTGGTACAGTCAGGCACAGAGTGCATGTAGTGAGAGGATACCTATCACTTTAATACACGGTTTCAAAACACAAACGGCGAAACTATCGCAAAACTTCAGGCTGTCGGTTTGGTCCGCACTGAAGAGGTTTACGCAGCCTAAGGCTCCGTCTACCGCGGGTCGGTCAGGACATATACCTATGAACAGAAGTCCGTTGTTGTGGTGGAGAAGTGACTAAACCCTAAATTGAGTCACACATCTATTGTTAGTGAAGGATGCAAAAATTCAACTTTCTATTTCGGGGCATTGTGAATAATGTCGTCCTAAACATGTAGTACTCTCTGTTTGGGGTATGCAGGACCTGGGTTCGACTCCCAGCGCTTCCACAAAAAAATTCTCCGATTGTTTTGGCAGTCGGAGAATTTTTACTATATTTGTAGAACAATAAACATCACCACCATGACTAACTCAGAAGTAATCGAAAAAGTACAGAACTACGAAGGAACCAACAACTTCATGAACTCTTTGAAGAAGGGTTATGAAAAATATGGTCGTTTGACTGAAAACCAAATTTCAGCAGCCGTTCGTACCATTGAAGGAATGCGTCGTCGTGAGCAGTCACAAAAACCTATGAACATCAAGTTGGTAGGTGATACTATCAAAATCGGTCGTAAGATTGCTTTGGGTATCAAAGAGGAATACAACTTGGATTTCCACCCCATCTTGATTGATGTGACCGCGGTAACCGCAATGACTGACCGAGCACTCCGAGTCAAAGGAAAACTCACCAAAGAAAACGGAGGTATCTGCCGTTGTTGTGCAAAGACCCTCACCGATGAGATGTCACAGGTCACCGGTATCGGTCCCGTATGTGCAAAGTACGTAGGTGTAGAACACCCCAAGACCAAGGCAGATGTGGAGAAGTTCAAAGAGGATATGTCCAAAAAGATTGATGAAATTGGTGAGTTTGAGTTTTGGATTCCAAAACGAGCAGTCGTAAAATGGGACGGAATGGGTGGTGTGATGTTGAAGATGTGAAAGAGGGGGGTTTACCCCCCTTTTTTCTTTTTTGTGACTTCCGTAATATTTATAGGTAATAAACTATAAAATTTTTTATTATGGAAACAGCTCAAATTAAAAGCTTAATCAGACACGCGTTAACCGCGATTGGTACCTTGTTGGTGTTAACAGGGTTAAACAGATTCTTACCGTTGGTAGAATACTTAACGGAGAATGTTGATTCAACTTTCCAAGCAATTGAAGTATTGGTGGGTGTTGTTGTTGCGGTATTTGGTTTCTTACGGAACAAAAATCGTTTCAAGGAAGTGGCCGAAGCCGAGGCTAAACAATAATTAAAACAAATTAAAACCCCCGACCACAAATCGGGGGTTTTTCTTTGACATATATAATAAACTTTGTTATTATTGAAATAAAAAAATTATGAGTAATGTTCTTGTTTTAAATGCGGACTACTCCCCCTTAAATATAACCTCTTTACAAAGAGGTTTCGTGTTAGTGGATAAAGGAAAGGCGGAGATATTAAAAAAAGGTGAAGAAGATATTATCACAAGTATAGGAAATTTTGTAAGACCCGTTATTATCAGACTTTTAAATTATATTCGTTTTAGACCAAAAAATTTAAAGGTCAGCAGAAAAAGAATTTTTAAAAGGGATAAAAATACGTGCCAATATTGTGGTTCAAAAAAACATTTAACTATTGACCATGTCATGCCGAGGTCACGAGGAGGTGGTAATACATGGAAAAATTTGGTCACCTGTTGTTCTGGATGTAATGTCCGTAAAGGTAATAAGACTCCAAAAGAGGCTGGTATGAGGTTATTGAACAAACCATATGAACCTTCTGTATTTTCATCTGTTTTATATGATGAAGCGGAAGATATATGGTTGGAATTTAAACAATCATTTAGGTGAGATTGTAACATTAAAAACTATTTATAGGTATAAAGTTCTTAATAAACGTTAAACCTATAAATTAATGATGTTTAATTTTCTAAAAAGGATAACTAATGTCCTACTAATCCCTCCGCTATTATTTTTTGTAAATGAAGTGGTGGCACAATGTGATGTATTTATTGAACCTGGTTCAGTGTCGTCACAGATAATGGTAGTGGTGTCAAATTTACATTTGATATTACTAACAACTCGTCTACCGATTGGTATGGTGATGACTTAAAGATGTATTGGTCTCTTAATTCGGGAGCACCTATTTGGAACATCGACTACAGTCAGAACGTAAACCAACCACCTATAGGTCCTGGTGAGACCCGTACTATAAAGACACCATGGTTTGATATTCCAAACTTACCGTCATGGTTTCCTGACGACCCCACCACCGCTCAGCCGTGGGAAGAGTCCATGGAATGGCCATATTATAACCTATCTTTCCCTTTCCAAGGTTCTTGGTCTCCAATGAACTTAAGATTGGGTAGTTGTGGTTTGGGTGACGGTGCATGGATATATGACTCAAATGGTGAATTATATTATGGACCTTTTGATACCGATTGTCCTGATGTTAACAATGATGCAATGTGTGATTGTGACATTGAGATAACAAGTTTTGACCCCGTATCTTTGGATATTGAGGTTGAGGTTGTTAGTCATTGGAACTGTGGTCAACCTTTAAATGGTTTGGGTAATTTTGGTTCATCTAATAATGATGCTGTGGATATGATACATTTCGGTATTCATGTACCGGGATGGGATTATCAATGGGGTTGTACTACAGGAAATAACCATCCAGGTTGGTCTTTTGGTGGTTGGACCGCGTTAAATAACCCAAACTTATTTTTGTATTCTGGTGACATATATCAAGGAAACCTAAATGACCTATCTTTAAATGGTTGTTTTGGTGAAATTTTAAGTAGTGATACCATAAGTGAATGTAAAGAAATTGTGTTATGGCAAATAAACTATTCTCAAACATTAAATGTTGCGGATGGTGGATGGGCAGTATTTCCAAATTCAGGTAATGAGACACAAGAATACCCTGATTTTAGTATCATAGATAACAGTATTTTAATTTGTGGTATTCCTGATGTAAATGGTTGTACAGACCCCGTAGCGTCAAACTACAATCCAAATGCAAATGTGGATGACGGTTCTTGTGAATACCTTTATCCTGACGCAAATCCTGGTGTTAATTTAAATAGTACAACTTGTTTAGATGGTACACCTGCTAACATATACAATATTACAATATATAATCCAGGTGATGATACATTATTTTACTATTGTGTTGAAATACCTGAATTAAATTATGATGAGTGTTTTGATGGTTATCAGACTGGTCAATATTGGATTGAACCAGGTGCTGGTCAAACAATTACACAAGTCACAATACCTGAAGGTATTGAACAGATAACCATAAATGTATATGAATCTGAAGGTGAAGTAGAAGGGACATTTTCTGATAATATTGAAGTATTTCCTATAGTATTTAACGGTCCTGACCCATGTCCAATACCAGGTTGTACCGACCCAAATGCTAACAATTATAACCCTGATGCAAACGAAGAAGACGGTAGTTGTACATACGACGAACTAACTTTAGACTTAGGTGGAGATATCATATGGACCCCTCAGGGTACTTGTGTGAACCCATTCTATAATCAATCATTTGTTGTTAACAACACAGGTGAAGGTGTTATAAATAACTTTAGTTTAGAGGTTGTCGTAGAGACATGGGATGGAAACCCCGTATTTCAAGGTACACAGGATTATAATGTATCTATAGACCCTAACGGTAGTTATACGGTGTCTGACTTCCCTGATGTATTTACAGGGGATTTAAACTATGTTTCTGCAACTCTAACATGGGTAAATGAGTTAGGTAATATAGAAACCGATACACAATCATTTAATTTGATATTGTATTGTTGGGGATGTACTGACCCTGAAGCTAATAACTATACTGAAAGTGAGTATATCTTTGACGAGGTACAAACTCATTGGTTAACGGCCTTCCCAAACATTCAACCCCCTTCTCCTGAACAGGTAGAATGTACTTATGATATTACAGAATTAGATTACTTAGGTGCAGAATGTACAGTATATTGTGATGAGAACGGACCTTACTATTATGTTACCACCACATTCCAAAATACAGGTAATGTTACGATTACTGACTTTTGTGCTGAATGGAATGTAATAGGAGGACAAGAAGATATTCAATGTTTTAATGGTACATTAGAACCAGGTGAAACTATTGAATTGGTTCACGGTCCTATATATGTTAATGGTACTGGTGTTGTTTGGGTATATCTACAGGAATTAAATGGTGTTGTATTAGACCCCGAAATAGGATTTTATGAAAATCTAACCTGTAATTTAAATGCTGAAGAAGTATGTGATTATGGTTGTACTGATAATACCGCCAATAACTATAACCCTGACGCGGATTTAGATGACGGTAGTTGTACTTATGATGTTTTAGGATGTACAGACCCTGAGGCCAATAACTATAATCCTAACGCTAACGTAGATGACGGTAGTTGTGAATTCTTAGGATGTACAGACCCAATAGCGTTAAACTATGACCCGAACGCAACCATAGACGATGGTTCTTGTAATTACATCTATGGATGTACAGACCCCGAAGCGGATAACTATTGGCCCGATGCAACTATGGACGATGGTAGTTGTATATACTTAGGATGTACAGACCCAAATGCTAACAACTATGACCCTGACGCGACAGTGGATGACGATAGTTGTGTATATGATGTATTAGGGTGTACAGACCCTGAAGCTAATAACTATAATCCTAACGCAAATATAGATGACGGTAGTTGTACTTATGATGTTTTAGGTTGTACAGACCCTAACGCTTTTAATTACAATCCACTCGCGACTGTAGATGATGGTAGTTGTATTTATTTAGTATATGGTTGTACAGATATGGATGCTTTAAACTACAACCCATCCGCTAGCATAGATGATGGAACTTGTATTTATCCAGGTCCTTGTGATGAGTTTGACGGTAGTGCATTCGCACCAAACGCATTTACACCAAATAACGATGGTTTAAATGACGCATGGAGAGTGATAACGGAAGTTGAATGTTGGAACAAGTGGGAGTTACTTATCTATAACAGGTGGGGTCAAGTAGTCTATGAAATGGATGACCCTTCACAAGTATGGGATGGTAGTTTTAGAGGTGGTGACCACTATGTTTCAGACGGAGTATATGCTTATACACTCAGAGCTGTGGCATGGAATTTGGAAACAATAGAACTAACAGGTTTTATAACCGTTCTAAGATAACAATCAATTAATTAAAAAAGAAAAGTGACCTTCGGGTCACTTTTTTTATATAAAGAAAAAAGGACTGACACCGTCAGCCCTTTTTGTAGATTAATTTTACCCCCTTTTTTTTATAAAAGTTTATGAAAGTACACTATCTCTAATGCCCTTCAATTTCGAGTCCATATTAGACTCTATGGTCTCCAATAAGGATTCCAATGCTGTTGTGAATTTATCTTCTAATTCTCTTTTAAAATCTTCGTTATCTATTCTACTTATTAATAAGTCTTTTGTCATATCAGTTAACCCATCTAAGTATTTTTCTCTAAATTCTCTAATGAAAGTATCTGTTATTTTTCTCGGTAAAAATCTTTTGTCGGAAAATATTTTAGCAAACTCATCTTCATCTATCTCAACAATAGTTTGAGTTAAAACATCTTTTTCAAAAGTATCCATTTGTAGTTTTGACTCCAAATAAGAAATTAACCTTTCTTTTAATGTTTCTATTACTCTTGCATTTTCGTCACCCATAAGTCCTTTAAGTACCATAATTAAATCTTCATTAATTACAGACTCATTAATACCCATTTTAACCAAGTTATTGGTTTCTATGAATAGTTTGTTAAAAAACTTTGTGGTTTGAATCTTTGAATTAAAGTTAACTGATTCAGATATAATACCTAATCTACCTTTAACAATTTTAGATTCTGTGAGTTGAGTTTTCTTAACCTTTTGGGTTTCTGTTAAGTTCCTTTTAACTACTTTCTTTAAGTTCATTTTCCTTTGGGTTTCCACGCTTTTATTGATTCGTTGAATTCCTTACTATTAACTCTCACTCTTTCATAAATATCTGCGTTTTCTGGTTTAGACAACTTAAATCCCTTTTTTTTTAAATTTTCTAAAACCTCTTTTTGACGCTTTGTGAGGTCATTTGTAACGTCTCCTTTTTCCAATAATGACGCCAAACCTTGTTGTTCTTTTTTCTTCATAACTTCTTCAAACGGTTCGTCCATCTCTGCCATTTCTTGCTCATGACCGTGAGTATAATTATCTAACGCAATTTCCTCCTTCTCATTGTCGTTAAATTCTACTTCGCGTATCTTATCACCTCCAACTATCCTAAAGTCCCTATAATCAGGTCCCTCGTTGTTTATGATGGTGAAATAGATTATACCTCCGTCTAATAACTTACCTAAACCATTCATTTGTGAATTAAATGGTAATTCAATATCTGCGTTGTTATAGTAAGAGCCTAATCTAACAACAGGTTCTCCTGTTTTCTTATCTTCACCTTTTGCAACTACTACCGCTCTGATAAATGCAATATCTTCAGGGTACTTTTTGATTAGGTCATCAAATTCTCTACTAATCTCTTCTCTATCTTCGTCAGTAAAAACTACTTTCTGTTTTCCTTTATCGTTAGCTGAATAGAAATTAAACTCTCTGAGTTTATCATCTATCATCTTTGGTAGTGTATCGTTCGTTTCTTCTTCGTTTAAAATATTTTGTAGACCTAAAGTGTTCTCATTTATTTTTCTATAACCGTTAAATGGGTTCCATTCACCGTCTTGAGTGTGGTTAATCCATCCCATTTCTTCGGGATTATTAGGGTTTGGACCAACTAAATAAATCATGGGTTTTCCGTTTAGGTCTTGACCAAACATCACAATTCTATCTTCAGTATTTGTTGGCACACCGTCAGGTAATTTATCAGAATTATCTGTAGGTTTTTGTATCCACAATAGTTTTGAAACGTACGCGTTTGGACTATACGGGTCGTTTCCACCTCTAACATCTTTAAGAAGTTGTTTGTATTGTGTTTCTAAATCAGGATTACTTGACCTGTTAGTTAATTTCCATTGAGTGAATTTTGGTTTTTTGTCAAAGATACGACGCCTATCTCGTCTATCAGTATCTGTGTCATCAGTATCTGTGTCATCAGTATCTGTGTCATCAGTATCTGTGTTATCAATATCTGTGTCATCTTCCGAACCATCCGGTTCGTTTGTATGAATATCATCATCAGTTATCTGTTCTGTAATAAAATATTTCATCATTTAATATAATTTTGACCTTTTTCTAAAGGATATTGTTTATAAACTTTACCACTAGTTGGTGGAATATGGATATACCATTTATTTTCTTCAAATGTTATTGGGTAGATTATTTTGCCTTTTCTAATATAAAACTTATATTTATCAATTTCATTTTCATCTAATTGATATAAATCATCTTTGTGTTTTGTATCTAATAAATCTTTTAAAGCTAAGAAATCTCGGTCCGCCTTAAGCCAAGCTAATAACGAAGATGCCCACCCAACTGGTGGAAATGCGAGCGTCGCTATAAAATCCTCCCATGTTCTACCATCTAAGATTTGGTCCGTCACCGAACCGTAAAGAACATCTTTACCTGATTGTTTGTCCGCAAAAATATTAGTAACCCTTAGTAGTTCTCTAAATATTTGAATAACAACGGAACTAAAATAAACATTCCTAATTTTAGTAATAACAGTTTTCCACGACCATTTTCCATCAATTCCAAGAGATATTCGTTTGAACCATGTTAAAGGATTAGGTCCCCACGGCATTTCTTTAGTTATATTTTCAATTGTTTCTTTCAATAACTTTTCTTTTTGAGACAAAGTCAATGAATCCCACATTTTTTCGGCTTCAATATCATTCATCAGGTTTTTAAAGTCTTTAGAAAACTTTTGCTTAACAATTCCGTACGCTTCCTCAACATAGGAATCAACATCTGATTTAG